CCAGCCATCAGCCACGCAATCCGCCGAGTACTCGTATCAACACAAGCCTTTTACCCCCGTCAGTCCTCCGTTAACCTCTCTATAAGGGATGAGAGCTTGCTTGGCGGGATAAACAGGGTAAAAAGAGAGCCGGCAAGCTCATGTCAGACTTGCCAGCTCAATCCTACACGCTAGACTTACTTAATATCAAACTCTTTCTTGATTCCAGCAGCATCTAACTTAAACATGCCAGTTTTCTCAAGATCGTTGATATACCAACGCAAACATCGTGCATTTGTCTTACTGCCAAGCTTCTCATTGGCCTGTTTAGCAAGAGCTTCCAAGTCAATCTCCTGCTCTTTCAAATAAGCAGTCATGATTGCCTTCTTACAAAATGCACCAACGCCAGTGCCCTTACGACCATTCTTTACTAATAGTTTCATACTATTCTCCAGTACTATCAAGTGAGAGCCAAGTTTGGATAACTTGTTTAACTGCACACTCAATATAAATATTATACTATCATTTTACTCATAAGTATACAAGAACATCTCTAAATTTCTCTAGTATATCTCCAAGTAGATGTACTTGGTCGGCCTGATGGTGTGTTTGCTTGGAAGCTTGGATTGCTGGGCGGGAACCCCGACCCACCCACTTACACCCCCACAACCAAGCCGAGCAGTTAAAAAAAACCGGCATCTCTGCCGGCTTCAATCAAGCTGTCATCACAAGCACACATAAGTACCCATACACGCAAGCTATTATAACTGCCAATATCTTCTTAAACATAATCATTCTCCAAGTAAGTAAGACATCCTTGTCTTATTCAATGTTACTTCTTAATATCAAAGTCTCCATTCTTTCTCATGTCTGAGATGTACCATCTTACACATCTTGCATTTGTCTTACTTCCAAGTTTCTTATTTGCATCTTCAGCAAGTTGTTCAACATCAATCTCAAGTTCCTTTACATAACATTCCATTATTCTTGATTTAACATATTCTCCAACACCACTTCTTTTACTACCATTCTTAATAATCAATTTTGACATGATATTTTCTCAACACCAAACTATCTAAATAAACTTAATTGTTTATTTATTTATTTGATGAGTATATTATATAATGATTATATAGAATTGAGAGCACCCAAGAGTGGGTGTATTGCTAATTAATTTATACCCACTTAGTAGTACTCACATGTGGGTGTGCTGATGCACCCACTCATGGGTATGTACATGACTCATGATGGGTGTGTGCGTGTACCCACTAGTGGGTGTGTGGATGGATGTACACATCTCTTTGTGGGTAGGGAGGTTTGGAGGATAGGGAGGGAAACCCCGACCCACCCTTATATACACACAGAGGCACCCGGGGCCCTCCAAAGCACCCTTCAGAGATATAGAATAGGCGTGTGTAGACATTTTTTGTAAAGTCCAACCAGCTCTCATGTTAAGGATAACCTAAACCCTCTATACAATATAATATATGAGAGGTAATGCTAGTATATCAGTATATCGCTAAATTCCAATAAGGCCGTCTGTATCGCACTGTGTACATTCGCTATCAAATCGGCGTATAATCGACCGATACCAGTAAAAACAACCACCAGGACCACATATGTCACGTACCAAAGCAGATCGGGAGCAGTACATTGAACTATACGACAAATACAGTACCATGTACGAAGATCCCATCAAAGTGATGTTCGAGATCATGTCGGCCAAGGTCGTAGAACCAGGTGTACGCCGAGCGGCAGCAGCCGATCTCATAGGATACCGCTTCCCTAAGACCAAGGCCATTGACATCAACGCTACCCTCAACGCACAGGCTACATTCTCGTTTCAGATGATAGCTCACCAGGATGCAAACCTCCCCATCGAACAGAAAGCCCCTAACATTATAGAAGCTGTCGTAGAGCCTCTGATAACCGACTTCATACCAGCTGAAGTTGAATTTGCAGGAGTGCCAGCATGTCAGCCATAATATATAGAGCAACGAAAACTGCAACTGCATTCCACGCTAGCGACGCATTTGTAAGACTTCTCATCGGTCCGATCGGTAGCGGCAAATCTGTGGCATGTGTCATGGAGGTACTAGCCAGGGCACAGGCCCAGGAACCGAATGCTGACAACGTACGCAAGACCCGCTTTGCCATCATACGTAACTCATACCGTGAATTACAAGATACCACCATTCAAACCTTCTTCGACTGGATACCCAGAGACATGGGCGACTATCGTGTTACAGACATGCTGTACACTATAGAGAAGATGCTGCCTGATGGAACCACCATGCACTGCGAGGTTATGTTCCGCGCACTTGACAGACCTGACGATGTGAAGAAACTATTATCGCTGGAATTGACAGGAGCCTTTATAAATGAGAGTAGACATATACCTCGTCCCATTTTTGACATGCTTATGGGTCGCGTCGGTCGCTACCCTAGCAAGCGCGAAGGCGGACCTTCATGGTACGGAATCTGGATGGATACTAATCCCCCAGACGTCGACCATTGGATCTACAACATGTTTGAAGAAAAGAAACCAGAGACATGGGAAGTATTCCACCAACCTAGCGGCGAGAGTGAGGAAGCAGAGAATATCGAAAACCTCCCGGACGGCTACTACCAGAACATGCAACCAGGTAAGGACCAAGAATGGATAAACGTATATGTACACGGGCGATACGGATTCGTACAAGACGGAAAGCCAGTATACCCGCAATACCACGACGACATACACTTCTCATCAGAGCCACTAGCAGTTGTCTCGGATCAGCTTTACGTAGGCTTAGATTTCGGGCTTACGCCAGCAGCCGTTATCCTCCAACGTACCGTTTCTGGTCAGTGGCAAGCCATCGACGAATTGGTTACGGAAGATATGGCAGCCCTGCAATTCGGGCCCGAACTACAACGCTTGCTAAATTCCGGCATCTATCGAAGGTCATCCTTTGAAATCTGGGGCGACCCAGCGGGGACTGAAGGGGCTCAGACCGATAAGCGGACACCGTTCGATATACTCAACGCGATGGGGATTGACGCTCAACCAGTCGATGACAGATCCAACGATGTGGAGATTAGAAGAAACGCCGTTGTGTCCAATCTTATTACATACACCATGGCCGGTGAGCCTGCATTTGTCGTTGGACCCAAATGTATTATGCTCCGCAAAGGCCTTGCTGGAGGATTCAAGTACAGACGTGTTAACGTTGGTGGGGGTGAGAAGTACGTCGATAAACCGGATAAGAACAAATACAGCCACGTATGTGAAGCATGTGAGTATGGACTCATGGGAGCTGGCGAAGGTCACGCGCTGCTACAGGACCGTGGACAAAGACACAGACACCAACCTAAAGTGCTTAGAGCGCACGGGAGAAAGAGATGAACTCAGCAGAGATCAGAAAACGGTTCGAAGCCTTGTGGACACAACGCAAGACGGTAGAACAAACATGGGACTTGATAGAACAGTTTATCATGCCGATACGCGGCGGTAAGTTCTTCGAGAATCAACAGAGCGAGCAGGAGATCGACTGGCGTCGAGGTCGTGCAGTGTTCGATAGCACAGCACAGAATGCCTGCTACACGTTAGCATCATCTATGCACGGCGCATTGACATCACCATCAGTACGTTGGTTCAGTCTACGAATGCGTGAGACTGCTATGAATGCCAAGACAGAAGTAGTGCAATGGCTTGAAGACTCGGCAGACGCCATCTTCTTCGCGCTGCAGGATTCCAACTTCAACCTGGAAGTGAATGAAGGTTATCTCGACCTGGCAGGCTTTGGCACTGCTGTCATATTCGAAGAGCCACTGAGTGACAAGACCTGGGAAGGTGTTGACTTCAGCGCTGTACCGATACGTGAAGCTTACTTTGAGATGGACCATCGTCGACAGGTCTTGCGATTCTATAGACTGTTGCAATGGACACCAGCACAGATCGTCAGCAAGTTCGGTAAGGACGTACCTGAAGAGATCAAAACTAAAGCTGAGAATGCACAGAATGTGGATGAGAAGATAGACATCATCTTTTGTGTATATCCGCGTGACAATATTAAAGAAGATATATGGGCCAAGAAGCTGGCGCCCAAACGTCGCAAGTATGGTTACAAATACATCCTGCGTAAAGATGGTGAGCTGCTTGGTAAAGAAGGCGGCTACTACGAGATGCCTGCATATGTACCGCGCTGGCAGAAAGCTTCTGGTTCACAGTGGGGATTCAGCCCGAGCACGATCGCTCTGTCAGATGTCATGACACTGAATGCTTTAGTAGAATTAATACTGCAAGCCCTGGAGAAGGTGGTAGATCCTGCTAACCTTACTACAGAGCGTGGTTTGATCAGCGACCTGGATTTAGGTGCGGCTGGATTAACTGTAGTACGCAATATAGACGACCTAGTACCTTATGAGTCCAAGGCCAACTTTAACGCATCGACACTACTGGTGGAAGATCTGAGAAATCGGATACGACAGACATTCTTAGTCGATCAACTTGAGTTGAAGGAATCTCCGGCCATGTCAGCCACGGAGGTTAACGCACGAGTTGATCTCATGCAAAGACTATTGGGCCCGGTACTAGGTCGTCTAACCTCTGACTTCCTGAGTCCTATGATTGAAAGGACATTCAGGATCCTGTGGCGGAACGGCATAATTAAGCCACCACCTGAAGTTATAAAAGACCAGGACTTTGACATCGAGTACTCTGGACCTATGGCACGTGCACAACGTACGGACACTGTCATGGCGATCGAAGGGTACCTGAATAGTATTGCAGCGATGGGTGAGATGTTCCCGGAGATGCAACGACTGGTTGACCAGGAAAAGACTGGTCGTATATTGGCAGGCCTACGCGGTGCGCCAGTTGCGATCTTACAGACCGAAGCCGAGTTTGAAGCGTCTGAGAAGCAACTCAAAGCACAGCAAGAAGCTGCTGCTAAGGCTGCTCAGAACCAGGCGTCTGGTGATGGTATGAAAGCCCTAGGCGAAGGTGCTGCCGCAGTCGAAGCTGCTGGCGGTGGTGCTGATGATGTAGCAGCGATGCAATAGGAGTATAGTATGCCAAGAAAGTCCAGGACCAAAGAGGTTGCCCTCAAAGCCATTAGATCGAAGGCCAAGACGGTAGCGCGCTTTATGAACTCACCAATAGGTCGGCAGGTGATTCATTTATTGGAGTTAGAATTTCCAGGAGGAGTCGGCAAAGATCCACACTTAACATATAAGAACCTGGGTAACCGGGAACCTATAGATTACCTTAAACAACTACAACGAATTAACGATAGAGAGGACCTAGATGAAAAAGTATAACCTAAGAC